CTATCCAAAAATACGCAAAGGAGACTTTTCGGAACTGGCTTCCAACACAGTAGAAGCCGAAGAAGTAATACAAAAAATTGACTACGGTATTTCAAACGAAGAAGCGGAATTTATACATGCAGAGGCGCAAGAGTCATCAAAAGAAACAGTAGTACACGTATCTGATGATTTGGATGATAATTTTTAATCAATAAAATAGATAAAATGGAAACACAAGAATTAACAATCATAGAAAAGTCAGCAAGTATTATAACAACAGGCGGTGCGGTTCTTCAGAAGAACATGGAGATAGCCATGAAGGCTGAAGCTGTTGGAAACAAAATACTGGCCGATATAGAAGCTGCTGGCGGTATTAATTCTCCGGAACTGGATCAGCGCGCAAATGATTTCATCGCTAAGTGTAAACAACGCAAAGGCGACATGAACGAAGACAGAAAGGCAATAACTCAGATTATTGATGAAATAAAAAAAGCCTTTACAGAACAGGAAAATAAACTCGACCCAACAAAAGACGGTACAGTTTCTAACAAACTACAAGCTCACAGGAACGCTTATGCTAAACGTGTAGCTGAAGAAGAAAAGAAACGTAAAGAAGAAGCTGAACGCCAAGCTAAATTACAACAGGAACGAATTGATGTCAAATCAAAAATTGATATTCAATTAGCACAATACTTTGAAAGTCACCTGCTATCCAAAAAGCAGAACATGCAGAACCAATTTAACGCCTGCACTCTTCCTACAATAGATGCCTTTGTTAAAAAGCTGAACGACTACCAGCCATTTTATGAAAATGCGCATTTACTGGAGTTCAAGCCAAAGACAACTTCTTTAACGCTGGATGCTACCGAAATGGATGCTTTACGCACCAGTTCAATGGCCGGAAAATATACAGAGTTCAACGAACGCTTTACCAACGAATTAAAATCGTTCAAACAGGAATTATTGGATAAGATACCAAGCAAACGAATTGAACTGACAGAACAGGAAGCCGCGCGAGTGCAGGCAGAATTGGAAGAGAAAAAGCGACAAGCAGAAATTGCAAAAGCAGATGGAGAACGCAAGAAACGCTTAGAAGAAGAAGCACGTTTGGCAAAAATTGCTGAAGAAGAAAGATTGGCAAAACAAAAAGCTGAACAAGAACAGCGAGAAAAAGAAGAAGCAGAACGCATACAAGCAGAAGCTGCGGAAGCACAACGTCAAGCCGAATTAAAAGCACAAATAGATAAAGAAGCGGAATTGACACAGGCATTATTCGACAAAGAAGTTTCAATACAAGGTGCTGCACCTGCTCCGGAAATAAGAACCGGGTATAAAATTACTGTCACACACCAGGCAGGCTTTGCACAGATATTCATGTTTTGGTGGGAAAAGGAAGGTGTTAAACTGCCATTGGATAAAATCGAAAATACTAAGATTTCACAAATGGTTGCGTTCTGCGAAAAGTATGCACACAAACAAAGTGAGAAGATCGAAAGCGAGTATGTGAAGTATGAGGAAGATTATACAGCAATTAACAGAAAAGCAAAGTAATCAATGGACGCATATTTCAGCAGATCGGAAGTTTCCAATAGTGATTTGAGTTGGTTAAGTAAGTACTGGATGCCTGACTACAAGTTATTTGACATCGAACAGGCGTATCGTTTCGGTACGCTTGTAGATGCCATCATCACAGAGCCTCACAAAGTGGATTATTTCAAGTTCACCGTTGACGGTATAAACTACACCAAAGCAGAGTTTGAGAAAGCTAAAGATATGAAGAAAGCTTTTATGGCAGATCCTCTCTGTAAACGCCTGGTAGATGTATGCAGCATGCAGGAATACATGACCAAGGCAAGTGTAATGAGATATGCAGGCGTTGATTTTGCATTGCACACCCGGTGCAAATGGGACTTATGGTGGAAGGCTCAAAATTGGGGCGGTGATATTAAAAGCACTACAGCCACAACACAGAAACAGTTTGAGGAAGCATGCCGGTATTTCGATTACGACAGACAACGTGCCTGGTATATGGATATCGCTGGAAGCGATCAGGATATTTTGATTGGTATCTCAAAAGTAAATAACAAAGTCTTCAAGCTGCCAATAAAACGTGGTGATGACTTCTATAACTCCGGCAAAGAAAAGTATTTAGAACTCGCCTTTAAATGGTGGTATTTATTCAGCTAATGAACGTAACGACACATATACTCAGTCAGGAACATATCCTTGAAAATTTGGCGCTGTATCAAAGCCAAATGGACGATAAATTAATAGATGAACCTACACAGATCATGGAACAGCTTACAATAGCTGAATCTATAATGGTCAACTCCGGAAAGATGCTTGCAGATGCAAAGTACTGGTTAAATGAAGCTATGCACAGCGAAACGATTGATACGATGAAAGACTTAGCAAAACAAAATAAATTGGTTACATCTACGGCAGTAAATCAGATAATAAAATCGCTTTGTAAAGAACAACAGTACCTGGTTGATTGGTGCGAAAGAGTTAACAGAAGTGCAACGCATCGCTCCGATTATTGCCGAAGTATCATATCCAAACACAAGGCAGAAATGTATAACAGAATTTAATTTTTAATCAATAAACGCAATAAAATGCCAAAGAAAAAATTAAGCAAAAAAGCAAGATTGGCTTTAGAAGGAATGACTATTACACCAGAAGAAGGTTCTACAAATACCCTTAATGTAACGGTTGGTAAAGATGAAGACGAATTCTAAAAAATAACTATCCAAAAAAATGATAACAATCTACCAAAAACCTTTTGGTTTTCATATAAAACTTGATAAATGGAATGCCGATATTATAGCGGATATAAAAGCTATTAACTGGCAGTCCAGAAAATATATAGAAGCCGAAAGGGTTTGGGAGGTTGATTTAAGCCACAAGGCGGCTGTTGATGCACTTAAAATACGGTATGGTGGTAGGTTTGTAGAACAAACAGAAGAAGAAAAGATCGGTGAGATTCCACCTATGCCAAAACTTACTATTGATATTCCAACAAGACTTCCGCTGCGTGAATACCAGGCAGAAGGTGTGGCTTATGGAATGGAAAAACTGCACTTTATAAATGGTGACGCTCCAGGTCTTGGCAAATCGTTCCAGACAATTGCAACCATTTACGCACTAAATGCGTGGCCGGCATTAATTATTTGTCCTGCATCATTACGTAGAAATTGGCAGCTAGAGTGGGAAAAGTTTGTAGGTATTAAGGCAATGATTCTTAATGACAGCGTAAAAAAGACTTGGCCGACTTTCTATGGAATGGGAATGTGTAAGGTTTTCATTGTAAACTATGAAAGTTTGAAAAAATATTTTGTCTTGGATATTGTCAAAAATGAAAAAGGTAAATTCAAACTTTCGAATGTGAAATTCAATAGCAATATAAACATATTTGAATCTGTTGCAATTGATGAGCTGCATAAAATCAAGGACCCGACAACGATGGTTAGCAAGTTGGTTCGTGGTGTTTGCGCTAAGAAAAAGGTTGTAATTGGATTAACCGGTACACCAATAGTAAACAAACCAAAGGATTTGGTAGCGCAACTATTAGCCATTGGCCAACTAGAGGCAGTAGCCGGAAATTACAAGCATTTTATGAATCGTTATTGTGGAGGAATGGCCGGTGCCGGCGCCACAAATTTGGAAGAATTAAACTATAAGCTAAAAACCACTTGTTTCTTCCAGCGGTTAAAAAAAGACGTTCTAAAAGATTTACCGGACAAGGTACACCAAATTGTCTATTGTGACATCACTACGCGCGACGAATACAATAAGGCATCTACCGACTTGGCAAACTACCTGAAAGAAAATAAGGATAAAACCGATGCTGAGGTAGCTAAATCAATGCGCGGTGAAGTAATGGTGAAAATTGGCATTCTAAAGCAGATTTCAGCGCGTGGTAAAATGAATGAAGTTTCAGAATACATTGAAGAAATTGTAGATGCAGACGAAAAGGTAGGTGTATTCCTACATCACAAGGAAATAGCAAATTTCGTTAAAGAAAAGTTTCCCTCCACTTTGTTATATACCGGCGCTCAGAGTGATGAAGAAAAAGACAGAGCTGTACACGAATTTCAGAAATGCAAAAAATGTAATGTTAGGTTTGAAAATCACATTAATTCAGATCATGAGCATGTGCCATCAGACAGCAAGATAATTGCTTTAAGCACAAAAGCTGGTGGTGTTGGATTGACTTTAACTGCAGCAAGCAGAATGGCTGTTTTAGAGCTTCCTTGGCATCCTGCAGACTGTGAGCAGATAGAATCCAGATTTCATAGAATGTCGCAAAAAAACAGCGTCCAGTGTACCTATTTTCTAGGAAAAGACACCATTGACGAACACATCTATGATATCATTGAGAAAAAACGTGCTATTGCTGATACGGTTTTAGGTGTAAGCGACGACCGGAAATTCGTAGATGATTTCATAAAAGATTACAACGACGGTAAAATAAAGTTGTGATATGTTGCACTATTTCAAAAAAATGTTGTAATATTGGGTATC